TTATTCTTCCTCCCCTTCAGTCCCGTACTCTACATCCAACAATCTAACCTCAAGCTCTAGGCTCGTCGTAAATCCGCTATTACTCAGAGAGTGCATAACCTTAGTAATTGTCCACGGTTGCTCGTCTATGACGCGCTTAAAGCCTGAAACCTGCACCGGCGTCTCAGGGTAAAGGTCTGCTCGCCCCGTCGCCAGCCTGATTGAAAACTCAGCAACCCCACGTTGCAGTTTGTCCCATTTTGCCTGGGCGGCTCGCATGGCCTGCGCTTTGGTTGAAAAAATTGTCGTCAGGGCAAACACGTTGTCATCCTCGCCGACCATGTATTCGCCCTCCCTGGCTTCCGGCGCCTTCACCGTTTTTTTCTTCGTTACCGGTTTGGCTTTGGGGTGCTGTAGCGCGCGTAAATGCTGCTCTTTGGGTTTGCGTTTTAACGTAACCTTTTGCTTTTGTGGTTTCGGGTCTTTGGTGTGCAACCATTTTGCCGTAACGCCGGTATATGCCCCACGGTCAGCAATCGAAAACTGATGGCGGTCGCCATCGCTGCGGGTGATCGTTATCTGCGGAATGGCTTTTCCGCTGGCTGTAACCCCACGACCGGCTTTGAGGAAAAGTAACTTTCCCGCTTTTACCGAAACCTCACCGCCGTTTCGCTCGGCGAGCCGTGTCAAAAATTTGGCATCCGATTCCTGTGACTGGTCGATATGCGGAATTTTTATTCCGGCCAGCTCCGGTATAACGCTCGACGTCAGTTTGTTACGTGTCGCTATCGCTGCCACGATCTCGCCGAGCGTCTTGTCATGCCAGGACTCTTCCCGACGTGAGTTAAGCGTTCCCCGAAAATCGGCGCTACGGGCGCGGATTGTCACTGTATCTGGCGCGCCATGATGTTCAACCTCATCGACGGTAAAACTTCCCTTACCAATCAACGCAAAGCCTTTCCACCCGAGGTAAAGCGTCAGTACGGCACCGCGTAACGGCAGCTCGACCAGCCCGTCAGCATCATCAAGCTCGATGTCGAGCTGGTCGGCCTCGAATCCGCGATTGTCTGTCATGGTCAGACTCATCAACCGATTACTGATGTTGCCGGTAATATCTTTGCTGTCGAGCATCAGCATAAAATCGGGCGTCAGTTCGCCACCCGCATTCAGATTCAGCATATCCAGCATCAGCTAATCCCCACCATGCCGGACACTGATGAGGCCATATTTCCCGCCTTGCCAATCAGTGATTTTGCCTGTTCGCCGATATCGCCATACAGCGCCGCAAGGGATTCATCCACGCGGGTGAGCGTCAGCGTAAAATCAATTTTGCGCGCCGTTCCGTCAGCAAAAAACAGGCTTCCTGTCTCGCTGATATTATTGATGACGTACATACCGTAAATCGTGCCGGTACCATCCAGTAACGGCCAGGCGCGCCCCTCGTCAGCCATTAAACGAATGGCCGTCATCGTCAACTTTCCGCCGGTGAGCTCAGGGTACAACACACCGGCCAGGGTAATTTTTTCATCCCCCGGCCCCAGATACTGGAAAGAATCCCGCTTACCTACGCGGGAGTTTGACGGCCACCGATATTCTGCATCGCGTTGCATCGTCTGGTGTGGCAACGTCTGGCGCATAAAAACAAACATGCCGAGTGCAAGCATCATTTTTCGTTACCTCCTGTCAGTCGTGGTTCATGCTGGCACGCTGTCGGGCGCGTTTTTCACGCTCAAATTTTTCGAGCGCATCCTGTAGCTGGCGATCGAGCTGCGTACCGCTGCCGCCCCCCTGAACGTCAATGTGATATTCGTTTTTACTTTGGTCTATATAAGAACGTCCCGCCGGTGCGGTGACGGGTTGATATGCCTGATAGCCACCGTAAGTGCCGGTTGCCGGAATATAAGAGTTACCCTGCGTGGCTGCGTTCGCTTTTGCGGCAGTCTGGTCAAGCGTGCTGGACTCTTTATTAATAATGCCGAGTTTCTCAAGCACCCAATCAATACCGCTGCGCAGCTTATTAAATGCCGTCAGCGGCAGCGTTAAGGCATCCGCCAGCCGTTTACCGAACAACACACCGGCATCACGAAAACTGTTTAAGGTTTCCTGCGATGACTTGACCGGCGCAATCAGGTTGTTAAACCAGTCCCACACGGCTTTCAGTTTTCCGCCCAGCCAGTCAAACATCGGTTTAAGCGGCGCAAACAGTTCAGCTACTGGCGCAAATGCGGCCCGCATCCCTTCAATCACTCCGCCGAAAAATGCGCTGATGGGCTCCCAATATTTACGGATGAGCAATGCCCCGGCGACAATCGCGGCCACAACAGCGACAACCGGCCAGGAAATCGCGCCAATAGCGGTAATGATGCCTCCGGCCACCGTTGTAAATACGGTACCGAGCGCCGTCGCAACGGCGATGATGGCATTAACTCCCGTTATAACCGGCCAGGCAATCAGCCCAATGGCCCCAATCATACCCACCACGCCAAGCGCCACGGCGGTAATCACCCCAAGCGTCTGCGCGAGCTCTTTATTTCGCTGGATCCACTTATCAAGTTTGAGCACGTAACCGGTCGCAGTCTGCACCAGTTTGCGTAATGAGGATTCCTGCTGGTCAAACAGGTCTGTGCCAACAGCCTCATACGCAGACTGAAACTCTTTGAAGTCGCCGCCGAGGTTATCCTGCATGACTTTAACCAGCTCCTCGGTCTTGCCGTCCGAGGCTTTAAATGCCGCTGTCAGCTTATCGAGTTTCCCGCTGGCCGCAGCGTCTAACAGGGCATTAGACGATTTCAGCGCTTCCTCGCCGAATATCGTTTTCAGGTATTCGCCTGTCTGACTTGTTCCGAGCTTATTCTTTTTAAAACTGGCCTGGATTTCTTTCAGAATGGTAAATACGGGCCGCATGTTGCCCTTGCTATCTGCCGTCTTAACCCCCAGCTCTTTTAATGCCGCCCATGCCTTACCTGTTGGGGCCTGTAACCGGCTGACGACAGCGCTGCTCCCGGTACCGGCCATCGATCCCGTGATATTGTTATCATGAAGCACACCCGTCATGGCGGCGGCTTCTTCGAGGCTTACTCCCGCAGCTTTGGCAACTGGGGCCAGATAGGTTAAGGCGTCGCTTAATCCCTGAAAATCGGCCGCTGATTTATTCATCGTTGCTGAAAGCACATCGCCGATATGGGCTACCCGGTCATTTGAAAGCTGGAAAGCGTTTTTGGTACCGAGCAAAAGCTGTGCGTTCTCTTCCATCGTCCGCCGGTTAGCGAGCGCCATATTCAGCGTGACGGGGGTCGCAGCCTGGATTGCTGCCGCATCGCCGCCCGCTTTCGCGATGATAATCTGAGCTCCGGCAGCATCATCGGCAGAGGCGGCAGTATTGTCGCCCAGCAGTCGGGCTTGTTTTCGCAAAGCCGTCATTTCTGCGGAGTCTTTCGCCACACCGAGTACAGCCTGTAACTCGGAATTTTTCTGCGCAAAATCATAACCCGGTTTCATCAGTGCAACACCGGCCAGCGTGCCGGTCGTCGCCATACCGACACCGGCGGCACCCATTGCGGCAGCGTTTCCGGCCAGCTCTTTACCTGCCTGATATCGCTGCTTAACCGCGTTGAGCTTTGCCTGTTGAGCGCTGACGCGCGCCAGCGCTTCACGCTGGCGATTGAGCTGCACCGTCGTTTCGCTGATGCTGGTTTTTAACCGGCGCTCGTCTGCCGCCAGGGTGCGGGTATTAATTCCCGCCTGGCTGAGTTCCTGCCTATGGCGTTGTACGGCTTGCCGCAAGCTGTTGTGTTTGAGCTGGAGCGCGGCGGCGCTTTTGCGGGCGGCATCCATTGCCTGCGCTTGTGCGCGCGTCGGCTGTTCAGTATTTCTAAACTGGATCGCCAGCGCGGCAGCTTCCTGCTTCGCTTTCTTCAGCTCCTGACCGGTAACGGCGAGTTGCGCGCTTGCCTTGCGAAACCCGTCAATACGGGAGGCCTGGCCGTTCAGTTCACGCAGTGATTTTTGAGTGTCCCGGATATCACCAGACAGCGTTTTGCTCGCTGTCTGGATGGATTTAAACGGGCGGGTCGCCTGGTCAACAGCCTTGAGTAATACCTGCAATTTAACGTCGTTACTCATTCGTGTTTCCGCTTCGCTGTAGCGCCTTTTCGCGCCAGGTGGTGAGCTCGGTCAGGCTCATGGGATATAACTCTGATGGCGGCCAGTGAAAAATCACCGCGATATCCGCCATCAGGTCATCGACCGACATATCTTTCGGGAAATTTAATCCGCCAAATTCGGCGACAAAAAACCGATCACCTTTGTTGCCAGCGCCATCAAATCGGGTAAATCCATCATGACGACATCCGACTCGGTAAGAGACGGGCTGGTCATACGCGGCAGCACTTTAATCAGGGCATCCACTTCAGAGCGCGCAACGTCGGCCAGGCTGACACCGCGCAGGGTTCCGGCGTTGGGTTTCATCAGGGTGATTTTTTCGATGACCTGCTCGCCGCGTTTGATGGGGTTTTCCAGGGTGACGATGTTTTCTTTGCTCATGATTTTCTCGCTGTTTACGGATTCGGGATTAACCGGCCAGGCATGCTGGCCGGGGAAAAATTACAGGCCGATATTGCGGCGATGCTGATCGAGTCGGTCGACACCGTTCACCTTCTCAATCATGTTGAGGACGTCGATTTCTACCAGCTCTTTACCGTTCATGGTCAGCTTGTAGTACGTGCAGACCAGCGATAACTTGCTGCTGGTATCCTCGCCCTGTTTGCTCTCGCCGTTATCGACTTCCTTCACCTTGAAACGGGTCTCAACTTCCACCGCCACGGTTTCGCCGGTATCGTCCCGCTGGTAAGAGCCTGCATAGCGCAGTAGCGTCCCGGTACCGACGGCACCGTATAGCGACCAGATCGCATCATCAGGGAAGCCGCCGAGGGAAATCTCCATCGCCAGCGCGTCATCGTCGAGGCCGAAATCGACAGGGGCCGAGCCTGACATCCCGCCGCCCCGGTAGTTTTCCAGCTTACGGGTCAGCTTTGGCAGGGTGACGGACTCGATAACGCCGAGATAGCTGACGCCATCCAGAAACGTGTTCAGGTATTTGAGCTTGCGTGGCATTGCCATTGGTCAGGGCTCCTTAATTGCTGTTAACCGATGACACCAGATTCGCCAGGTATTTATCGGTAATGCGCTGGCGTAGCGTCAGGTTTTCGAGAGGGGGAACCGGCGTATAGTCATAATCGATATACAGTTTCCCGGCTTTGAGGGTCGCCGCGTCGTTGGCCGATTCATCAAACCAGCAGGTCGCATCGACGATGTAGCCCGCCGTTTTCATCTCGCGGAATTTCGCATTGATACCCGCAACGATGTCCCGAATCAGGGTGGCGGTGATGGGTTTGTCGACAGCCCACATATGACCAGCGGCCATTGTGTCGGCGATAACCTGCGCGGTGCGGGTGTAGTTCTCAAACAGGAACTGGGGGTCATCTGAACAGCAGCGGTTACCCCAAAATCGAAACCCGTCTTTGCGAATCAGCGTGGTGACGCCAGCCTCGTTAAGCAGGTCGGCATCGGTGCCGGATTCCTGCAAATCCCAGAAGACCGACGCGCTGATGCCGGTGACGCCATTCACGCCAACGTTTGACAGGGTTTTATGCCAGCCGGTGTCCTGGTCGATTTTGGCGCGCAGGCCCAGCGCGCGGGCAGTCGCCCAGGCGGTTTCAGTCGCGTTCGCCGTGGTATCCCATGCCAGAAAATCGGGCCAGATAACCATCAGCTCACGCTGGCTGAAATTCTCGCGATAGAGCATCGCCTCGGAAATGTTCTGGCAATCCCAGGCGCTGACATAGCCAAAGGCGCGCAGCTTCTGGCAAATCGGCGCGAGCGCGGTCGCCACCTCGAGGGAATCGAGACCCGGCACGCCGAGGATGCGCGGTTTAACGCCGGTGACGGCCTCCGCCGTGAGCAGCGCTTTCAGCCCGGTGTAATTGCCGCTTTCGTCGGTGCCGCCGATGATGTTGGAAATAGTCTGCGCTTCGGCATCATCGCCGGTACCTTCGGCAACGCGCACAACGACAATGACCGGTTTCGACTGGTCGGCGATTGCCTGGAGGGATGCGGCCAGGGTGCCTTTTGTACCCGCTTTCGCAATGGCGCTTTGCACGCTGGTAATCAGTACGGGCTTATTGAGTGGGAAGGTGGCGGCATCGGCATCGCTGGCCGTACAGACCATGCCGATAATCGCTGTTGATACGGTGGAAATGACGCGGGTGCCGTCGTTAATCTCGACAACCTGGACGCCGTGATGAAAATCGCTCATCCGTTTAACTCCGTGGTTAAGGGTGAGCATTATTTTCAATCGTGGGAGAAGGGGTGACGAGTCATCCCCGCTGTAACAGGGACGATACAACAGGAATGACCGTCACAGGTCAGGCAACGCGGCTCCAGCACATCAGCAGTGTGTGAGCTTCAACCACGCTGAACGATTGACCCTCGCCGAGGTTGGCAGTTTTGCCGCTGGTCGTGTGTTTGTGCGCCGGTACTGTGACTTCGTGATCATGCTCTCCGGCGTTATCTGTCACGCCCCACTCTTTCGGGTTAAAGAACTGCCTTACATCACCGCCAATTTCCCAGGGGTCATCCCTGCCAGCCACGCCGCCATGATTATGTTCGCCGTCTCTCGTGGTGGTCAGCGTCTGCTCGGGTAGCTCGCTGGTTTCGCCGCTAACTTCAATCTGTACAGCGGGCAAGTTATCCCGCTGGAGCGTGACGGTATCGCTACCGCCGGTCGTCCCGACGTTCGAGCCATCTGCTTTCGCCACGCGGATCGTTTTGTTTTCGCCGGTGTAGACCCACTCTGACCACGGATACAGGTCATTAGGATTGACATTCTGGCTGTAAAATCTGACCGTGCCGATCGGGTTGTCATCTTCCCAAAAGTCACGCTTTGCGTCGGTGATGGCGGCAGCGATAGCCCGCTGAATACTTTCGTCCAGGTCTCCGGCCACCTGGTCGGTATAGTCCTTAGCCTCATCTTTGGCTTTATTGACCTCAGCGACTGACGCCAGTATGACTGATGGATCGGCTTTCAGCTCCACACTGACGGTACTGCTGACCGCAAGCCATATATTAACGGCCTGGAGCCTCCCCGATCCCTCTGCCAGCATGGGTTTATACGATGGTGGCAGGCTGGCAACCGCCAGGCACTGCCCGGATCCGTCATACAACGCCGCTTCACGCAACCAGAATCCGCCCACCTGCGGTAGCATAATCATTTCCGTGCGGATCACATTTGCGGCCTGGTCAGCGATAACAACGCGATTCAGCGACGCGCGATAAACCTCATTAACCAGTCCGGTGCTTAACGCGTCAGGCTCTGGCACTGTACCGCCACCATCGCCCACAGCCATTTCAGCAAAATCGACCCGGTCACCGGACTGCGCCGCCTGGGCGAATCTGGATGCGCCGTATGCGGTTAAAATGGCGATATATTTTCCGCTCACGCCTCCCCCCTTATTTTCTCTTCAGAATATCCACCCGCCATCCATGGCGGTTCTATTCACATTACTGTAAGGAGCCAGACACCTGCGCCCAGATAAAACGCTCATTCAGTGACCCCAGCGTCCCCAGCAGTTCGGCAGTATCCTGGGCCGCGGTAATTGCGTCGGCGAATCCGGGAAACAGGGTTTCCATTTCCTCCGCTGATACGCTGGCCCCGCTCAGTTTCTCCGTGGCCGTGGCTACGCCGTTCTCCACCTTCACCAGATGTACTTCTTCCGATAGGTTATTGTTAACCATAATCAGGCTCATATTTCCTCCCGTTTTTTATGCGTAATACGCCACACGAAACCCCGATACTCCGCTCGCAGCACGAACACCGTTAAAAGCAGCCATCCAGACACCGGCAGACGGACCATCCGAGTAGGTGCCCTGGCGACGCAACATGCGTTCGGTCGCAGCCGCTGCGGGGGTGGCGGAAATCACAATTTTGTCGCTGCCCAGCTTGGCGGCATCGGCTACCAGCGGATAAAGGCCGTACTTTTTCAGTACCGCCAACGCCGTTGCCGAAACCGGGATCGCGCCAGCATTGGCCATGGATGAAAACGCAGCGCCGTCAGTGGCGGTGAGCGTGTAGTTATTACCCACCGCTGATACATTGAGTATCTTCACGCTGTTCGCCAGATTCGAAACAAAATCCACGCCTGGGGTGCCAGTGTATGAAAGGTCCATTAACTCACCGGTGACCGCATTGATTGCCTTCCAGCCCGCCGAAGTAGCTGACAAATCGGCAGAACGCATTGCAGCATTGTTGTTGATAAAAATATGCAGCTCACCAGTGGCACCGCACAGACGGACATCTGGCGTCAGCAGGTTGACGTTTCCGTTCACATCGCTGATACCGTTGTACGCGTTATTGTGCCGGAATGACACCGGGCCAGAGCCTGTGTAAATTGTCGGCGTGCCGGTTGCGATACCGGCTGCGGCGCTGACCCCATCCACCCTGCGTCCGTATTGTGTGCTGTCGGTCACATCCCGCCCGTAATAGTTATTTCCTTTAGGGTTGAATCCCAGCGCGTAACACTGCATCTGAACCGCAGACCACTCCGCATTGGTCATGACGTGAAAACCATCCCCACCCGCACGCGCTGCCGTCACTGCTGCCGCCAGTGAAGGAGTTGACGGCTGACGGTTAGGCAGAGACAGCAGCTCGCCGTTGATTAACGACGCCGTGTAGGTGCCGACCAAAATCCGGCTCACTTCGACGCCATTGATAATAAATGCCGGATGTGTCCCGCTCAGGGTCGGGTCAATAACCGACAGGTCGAATTTCTCAATAATATTCATAAACGACGGCTGGCCTTTTGCCGTATAAAGCACCGTCTGTAACCCGCCGCTGGCGGCCTCCACCGACTGGCGGAGCGCATCTTTAATTAAAATCGTCGTCATTTTGTTTCCTTATCGGGTGTAATTAAATTTATTGTCGAGATACGCCAGACGGTCGTTAAACCAGCTGAATATCTGATCGCGACTCGTGACGGTTAGCGACGGTTTAGTCGGCCATTTATTGATTTCCGCTTTATCCAGTTCGTGGGTATATTTCGCGGACAGTCCGGCGGCAATGTCATAGAGGCAATTCACGCTGAAAATATCTTTATCGCGGAGTTCGGCGTAACGGGCGGCCAGCTCGTCAGCATACGTGACCAGTATTTTTTTCCAGAACGTACCGCCGTCGGTTTTCGGTGCTGAATCAGCGGCATAACTAATCTGCGTGCCGTTGTAATGCAACCCGTAAGTGGTATCGAGGTCATACGGCCCGAAATACCACTTTGTCCCGTCCCAGGTATAAAAAATCGCGTTTTTGGCCTTATCACCGGCAAAGAGGTCTGTCGCACCGATGGCGGCCAGCAACAAATAAAAATCAACAATATTGCGGGTATCGAGATGCGCCGGTGCCTGTTCCGTAAAATCGGCTTGTGCCAGGTTCGCAAAGGCGTCCCAGTCCTGCAGATAGCCCAGCGTCTCCTCTGAAACAGTTTTCGGCGCTTTGATTTCTATGGTATCCGTATCGGTAACCTGAGCGTTATCGTGCATGGTCGTGATGGACTTCCATCCCCCCATGATAATCATTATCTGTTCGGCTTTATTTTTCGGAATATTATAATTTTCTTTCTTTTTGCCGATAGCCAGCGCCCCGGTGCCGTAGAAATCACCATTGATATACATGACGCAGGGATAGCCGACAGGGTATCCCGTTGCCCGCGTATCCATTTCATCCAGCCCGGTTTTTCCGACGTAATAATTATCGATATCACGTTTCGGCCAGCCGTCGCGGGATGCCATCATTCGTTCCCACAGATGATAACTCATCAGGTTGCGTAGGTTTGTGTGGTCAATCCAGTTGGCCTTAAACACCCATTCATCGTGCGGCAGGCAGTCGCCAATTTTTAGCGTAAATAAATCATCGTATTTGTCGTCAATATATAACCCGATATTGAGATTTTTTTTCGCGTAGGCTGCGGACGAATCCCCCTGCACGGAAATAGATGAATACGGGATATTCAGTATTTCACCATCAATATCAATCATAGCGGTGGTATAATATTCACCCGCGCCTTTAGAGGCCGGAATACCTGACGGCGACGTGACAAATAATTTAATAATATTGCCCGGCTTCGGAAACGTGTACTGCTCGCTGTACGTTTCGCGGGCCTCAACAGAAATCGCATCAGGATCGAAACCGTCCAGCGGCACCAGTGCCCCGGCCAGCATGGACAGGTTATAAAGATTATTAAGCAGGCGTTGCGAAGTGTCAGAATCGCCATCGTCACTGCTGCCAGGTTCGAACCCTTCCAGCGGTGTCAACGCGCTGCCCAGCGTGGAAACTGCCATCAACGCATTCAGTTGCAGCCCCTGCACCGCCTCCGGCAATCCCCCCAGCTCATTCACGGCGCACGAAAGCACCTGCTGCGAGACATGCAGATTCAGGACCGCGTCGCGGACAGACTGACTGTCACCATCCAGCCCGCCCAATGCTTCCGCGATAATGTGGCAGGACAGTAATATTTTCTGCATGGCATCTTTGACGGCGTCAAATTCGTCAGTGCTCACCGACTCACTGATACTCAGTGCAGTGCCATTATCGTTCCGATATAAAAACTCTTTGTTATCCCTGATAACCACGAATGCCTGTCCGGTGGTCGTGGCATCAATACCCGCAATGGTGCCATCCGGATCCGCATCCGTCGGGAATACGGTTAACGTAACGGCTTTACTGCTCAGAATTTTTTTACCCGTGGAAACCGGCTCCCCGCTCTGGTTCCGGTATTCTTCCACCCATACAGCAGGATCGTCAGAACGGATGGAGAATAACGCCCCTTCCGGAATTTTCCCGGCGGCGATTGCAGCGACCGCATCAGCTTCGCCTGAAAAAGGGAGTTCGCCTGATTTTAATAATCCGTTCGTCTCATCCAGCTGCTTTCTCAGATATTGAGTGCGGTCAGCCAGAATTTCAGTCTGAATATTAACCAGTCCCGACCGGCCACCCTCAACCCTGTCGCTGCGGGAAATAAGCGGTATCTTCTCGCTCCATCTCCCTGTTTCAATAATATCTGGCATAGTTACTCCCCGTAATAATGGCTGCCGTCATAATGCGCCCGGCCGTCGTAATGAATGGTTTCGGCCGGTTTATTTTCTGGCTGGTTGAAATAATGATTTCCGTCATAAAGTGCGGAACCGTCGTAATAAAGACTGTCATCCGGTATATATCCCGCCGGATATACTGTTATCACCTCACCATCCACAATCGCCGCGCCAATGAATGCCGCCCTTGTCGTACCGACGGAAAGAGTTAATTGTGAAATATGGCGGCTTACTGGTTTTGCGTCGCCGATAATTCGTTCAAGCTCTTTTATCATCTGCTCAGTGATGCCGATATCATTGAGCTCAATCGCCAGCCGGAATGTCCCGGCAGGGTCGGCCACCTCCCACCATTCCTGGAGCGTCATGCTGTAGCCCAGCGTTTCAATCACACGCCGGACGGCGGCGACGGTGCCTTTGCGTTGGTGGATCCAGAAAGCATCACTGACCGCCTGGCGTTTCTCTGCTTCTGACCAGGTTTCTTCCCAGCGGTCGACAGAAAACGCCCACGCCAGATACGGCAGAAACTTTACGGGACATCGCCAGGGGTTCCACAAATCACGCAGCGGCACAGATAAATCACTGATGACGGCACACGCTTCGGCGGCTCTTTGTTCAAGCACCGACGACCCGGTCGCCATCAGCGAGTTATTCATCAGAGCCCCCGATCGCGACACGGGTTTCGGTGCAGTACGCGGCCTGGGTTTTATCGAGCACGACGTCGGCCAGCGGCTCGCGCAGTTCGACGCGCTGGACACCCTGCACATGCAGCGCGGCATAAATTGCAGACATACGAATGTCACGACCGAGGCGGCGCTGTTCGGTGATATAGGCGGTTAACTGCGCTTTCGCGGCGGCAAGAATGGGCTCGGTCGCCGGGCCGGGGTAGACGTACAACACTGCGTCGACCGAATAATTAACAATCTCGGCCGACACGACTGTCAGGCGGTCACCTACCGGGCGCACGCTCTCATCATTCAACGCGGTACTGACAGCCAGCAATAAATCATCCGATGCCGTGCCGTCACCTTCCCGCGACAGCACGGCAATAGTAACCTCAGCCGGGGCCGGGCTGTTCGCCGAGGCATCCGCGACACGACCATCGGCGCTCAGGGCGTGAAATTCATAGGCACCGGTTGGCCCGGCAACACTCATGCCCTCAAATGCGGCCGGAATGCGCTGGCGTAAATCGCTGTCGGATTCCATGACCGCCACCACCGGCGGGATTTGGGTATCATCTGCGGGGGTAATGACCAGGCGCTCAACGTTATTATTTGCCGCGAGCTGGTCAAGGTCGTTTTTGATGGCATAGGCCACCATTCCGGCTTTTGCCGCCTCGTTGATACGCTGGCGTAAAATCACCTCCCGATAAGCATTCTCTTCCAGATATTTCACCAGTGGATCTGACTCCAGCGTCAGCGTCCTGGCGACCGCTTCCTGCTCGTCTTCCGGGTACAGTGAAATCAGCGTCGCTTTGCGCTCGGCGAGGATGGCTTCAAAATCCAGCGTTTCCACCACATCAGGCGCGGGGAGCTGGCTCAGGTCGATAACTGCCATAGGTTCAACTCACAGGGATGGTTAAGGAAAGGCTCTCGCCGGTATCGGTGATTTGGCCGGTCACGTCGACGACCATCTGGCCGTTAAACTGCCGCGCTGTGGTGATGCTGGTCAGCCTGACGCGCGGTTCCCACTTCAGGATCGCCATGTAGCACGCCGCCATAATTTGCAGCTCAAGCGCCGGGGTCTGAGGCTGGTCAATCATCTGCGACAACAGCGAGCCGTATTCACGACGCATGACTCGGGAGCCGACGGGCGTGCGCAGAATATCCCCGATGCTCTGGCTGATATGGTCAACGTCTGAAATGCTTTCACCGGTCGTGCGGTTCATGCCGAGATAACGCGCTGTCATAGTGGTTCCCCCGTCTGTCCGCCGCTGTCGCCAGGGTGTCTATGGGTGTGGAGCACCTTGCCGTTAGAAGAGAATGAGCCGCCGCTGTGCTCGATATCACCGGACATCTTGCCGCCTTGCTTCACCTCCAGCGTGCCGGTCGTGAGCTTGTTGGTACAGACCACCTCCGGCGTATCAAGGGTGACGCGGGTCTCGGCTTTTACCAGCACCACCGGCACGCTGACGGCAACCGAATCGGATGCGGTCACATCGGCGGTTTTAATGCCGGTGACGGTCAGCGCGCCGGTTTCCGGCTCATAACTCATAACGGCACCGTCGGGAAACTCAACGTGCCAGGCATCCGCCGAGGCCGACGGCGCAGGGTTGTCGTCGGAATAAATACCCGGCAACACAAAAGCGGTATCGAGCTCACCGCCCACGGCCAGAATCATCACCTGCTCACCAACAGAGGGAGCCCACCAGGTGCGCGAGCGTCCGGCCCGGTGCGTCAGCCACTGGAGCCAGTCGGTATAAATGCCGCCGGTCTGTACGCGACAGCGCCCGGCGTCGAGGTCAGTTTCGACGACGATGCCGGTGCGGATCATGTTGCGTATCGCGCGGGCGAGTTCCTGGATAGATGCGAGAGTATTCATAGGGGAAAGGATGCCGCCGGGGTGTTCCGGCGGCAATCTGCGGGCGTTTTGCCCTGGCTGGCACAACGTTAATCGGCGAGGAAATCGATAATGACGCTTTCCACAAGTTGCCGGTCGTCCTCGGTAAAGCCCAAAAGCTGACGTTGTGGATATTCAACTTCGGCGCTTTTTGGTGATGGTTTATCCTTGAGCCCGAGCTGATGCACGCGGGCGATGCGCTGCACTTTCCCGGTAAATTCCACCACCGCCGCGCTATCGCCGCCGCTCGCTTTCATATAGCGGTTTGTACGCAGTTTCGCGAACATCTCGCGCTTAATCCGGCCTTGCTTTGCCCTGACGGGCGGGCGCTTACGCGGGGCAAAGGGCGAACCGTCCGGCGCTTTCTGCGATTTAATGCGCTGTTGTTGCCGCTGGCGCAGTTTCTTCGCAATGTCGACGGTCATCCGACGCCGCCCGGCAGGAGAAAGGGCCGCTATCAACCCGGCGAGCTTGTCCTCAAAGGGTTTGAAGTCATTCATCCCATTTACTCACCAGTTCGCCATTACTCCACATCTCAACAGGGCGCGTCACCGTCTCCGGCGGTGGCGGCTCCGGGATGTTCTCAACGTACATTGCGCCGTCGACCTCTTTGACCAGCGTGCGCTCGGTCAGCAACAGGCTGATGCTGACATCGAGGCTGCTGTCGTTGTTGATGTCGGCATACCAGATAAAGCCCTTTTTTCTGCCCTCATCGGTTGTCATGATGTCCGGTTGATTGACGCGAAGCCAGGCCATAATCGGCACAAACAGCAGATCAATATCATCGGTAAAATCCTTAACCACGACGTTGAGCGTGTACCGCTTTTCAAACGACAGGGAGCGCGCCAGCGTTGCCGCATTATTCCCATTGTCGATAAAGACGAGCAGCATATCGGGGTTAGTACGCAACACCGGCACCGCATCAGTTAAGGCTTTTCGGAGACTGTTGGGCTTTAACATCGATTTCATCCTGACATTGTTTAACTATATCGACCTGGATTGCGCAGCTCTTCAGAGCGTTTTCGAGCTGGCGTATATCCGCACTCAGGTCGCCATTAGTCACCGGGTCGCTGCCTGGCATCGGGCAGGGGCTGACCTTCGGGCAGGCGTTGTAAACAATCACCGGCGGCGTTGGTGCAGGCGGCGCGCTGGTGCAACCGGCGCACAGCATCAGGTAAATCAGCGCGATACCAGCGGCGAAACGCGTCATTTTCATTGAGTAACCTCGTGATGGTTTGTTCACGCCGGAAGGCCAGCAGGTTAGCCGCTGTGAGTTTGTCCCTCATGGCGACCTGCGCCAGCTCTTTGCGCTGCGACTGCTCTGCGGCAACGTTGAGCTGATTTTTCAGCATGGTGATCGTGGTTTTCTGCGTACCGGCGACCCGGTTCGCACGTTCAAAAGAGGCGCGCAAATTGCTGTTATCGTGTCGCATCCACAGCAGACCCACACAGGCCAGCGCCAGCAGAATAATGACTGTTTTCATGCAGATACACCTCCGGCCTTGCTCCACACTGCGACCAGTTTGTCGAGGCTGTGCTCGCGCTGGCCGTACCCGGCCCCCGGTAATGAAGCCCAGATATTGCGACAGCGGGAAATCGCGCGCTCGATGCGCCCCTGCTGCAAATCTTCCAGCGCGCCGCGCTCACGGATAAGCTGAATGGCAAGCCTGTCCTGCGATGCCGGGCTGAAATCCGGCAAAGCGAGCTGCTTTTTGTAATGCGGCCAGAACAGGTAAAGCTGCTGGTAACGCCCGGATGCCGTGGATTTTTCCCCGCGACGATTGAAGACCTTCGCCGGGCGCCCACCGGCAAACGGGTGATCGCGATAGTCGGTAAAAACCTCCGGCTTACCATCGATACCGGTGACGATGACGTCGTACCCGTTGTTTTTCGTCAGCGGGTGCGTCGCTGTACCCTCTGAAAACGCCAGCGTGTCGAGAAATGCCGCGACGTTGGGGTGTGTTTTAATGACCGCCATCGCTTTCCCCTTTTTTAATCCTGCGCTGAATCGCAATCTCCACCGCCTGATAACCGGCGATACCCAGCATCGAGCCAAATCCGCACACGGCGGCTGGCGGCAGGTCGGGAAACTGCACCAGCGCCACCCCGGCCACCATCGAGACAAAGCCGCCCAGCAGCATACGGCCAATAAAAAGCCGGGCGGTGATGGGCTCGCCACCGGCCAGCACTTTCCCGACGACAATCAGCACGCCGATCAAAAACAGTGACAGGACGCTTTTTTCACCTTCCGTCATGTGTTTACTCCCACAGATTAATTGTTTCAGTTACGGGGGATGACTGGACGTCGGGCAGTTCGACCACCGTGCCATGTGGCAGCACTGCGCCGAGCTCGGCCAGCCCCGGATTTGCGGCGAGCACCGACTCGAATACCCCCTCAGTGCGCCCGTAATACCGGGCGCAAATCATGTCGAGCGTGTCGCCCTGTTGCGCGATGGCCTGCATCAGATTTGACTCACGATGCAGCGGGGTTTGTCCTGGACGCGTGATACGGCCCAGCGCATGTCCCGCCACAGCTCGTCGACAGTGGTATCGATGCTGTCGGCTTTCTTGTCGCCTTTGGCGCTGGCATCCACACCGCGATAACGCTCATAGAGCGTGGCGGTCGCCATTGATGTGACGGCGCGCAGGTAATAGAAAACGCGCACGCTCTCGCCGTCGAGATCGTCAGCCGGCACGTCGGCCAGCTTGCTAAAACCCCCGGCAATCTGCTGTTCCCGCCACAAAAACAGCTCGGCATTTGTTTCGGCGATGCCGGTTTTGATGGCCTCACGCAGCCGGGCCGGGGCGACGGTCTGCTCAAGGCGCATCCCTTCCCGCACGCGTTTCGGGTCGATGTCAGGAAAGAAAAAGGTATTTTTTATCACCGGCTCATCGCTGGCAGGCGGCGGGATGACCACCACGCCACCCGGCTGCGGCTCATCGTTCTTTTTAATAATCAGCGTCGTCATGACTACCTCTGAATAGGTGGGCGGTGGACGCCGGTCTCAGGTCAGGTAAAACACCCTCATCGACCGGCGTGCCGCCCTGGCGCGGGGCGCATTCTGTTAACCGGCGGTCTTTTTCGGTCGTCCACGTTTAGCCTGTACCGTGGCTTTCACGGCGCGCGGCGCTCTTGCCGGGGCTTTAACGACCGTTGCCGGTTTGGGCTTCAGCTCACGCTCAAGCCGTTCAATGTCTTTTTTGACGCCTGCCTGACAATCGAGCTGCATCGCTCGCTTGAGGTGGGCCAGCGCGTCGGCGGGCTGTTTGTTATCCCGCAACACCTGGCCGGTGATTTTGTGCAGTTTTGCGCGCACTTCATCAGGCATATCGGCGGCGGCGGTCAGCGCCAGCGTGTCGAGCAGCTGGCTGATGACGACCGGTTCACCGGCGGCATGGGCGCGCATGGCGGCGAGCGCCACCTCTTCGGTAAACATGTACTGCGGCGGGCGGCGGTGTTTGCCTGGCATGGTCAGACCGTACTTAAACGCGTATCGGGCAATATCCATCGCGCCGCCGATATCGCCGACATCGAGACGCCACAGCATGACGGTCATCACGATGTCATCCTGCGCACCTTTGCCCTGTTCCAGCACGCCACTGACCCACGGCAGATAGAACGGTAGCAGCTCGCGCTTTTTCGTGGCTTTCAGCTCTTTACCAAAGATGGCTTTTAACGTGCGTTGGTCTGCGGCCAGCTTAACCAGCATCTGCTCGTAGGCAGTGGCATGCCGCAGCGGGTTGTTTTCCCGCTGCGCGGTTTCAATGGCCGAGACCCGCATCATGTGACGCTGTGCGGGGCTCGTCATCGGTTAGCCCTCCGGTTGCGCGGCAGAGAAATCGCCCAGCTTGATATTTTCAATGAAGCACCCGGCGGCGTAGGTTTCGACCACGTAATCGATGTTCATCGATTCGTAGTTTTCCACCTGGTCGAGTTTCGGGTTTTCGATGATGGAGCGGCGGTGACTTTCATCCATGAAATAGATGGACAGGTTATCGAGACGCGTCACCATAATCGCGTTCGCCGGGAAGTACGGCACACGGACGGCGGGCAGGTTGCCGATGCGTTTCTGGCTGATGATGATGTCAGCCGCGAGCGCTTCGCTGTTGGGCTGGTCTTTGTTAACGATCGGGAAATATTTGTCGGCCAGCAGCTTACGGCCAACAATTGCGACGAGCTCCGAATCTTCCTGATAAATCTCGTCAATCAGGTTGTCGGTGGCATCCATGACCAGCGCATCGAGGTTAACGTAATCGCCGTTTTTACCCACGCGGATAACAGCGGAAACGACGTTTCCTTCCTCGTCGACGATTTTGCTCATCACGCGGGTCGGCGCTTCATTGCGGTATTTCTGCGGCCAGCCAACGGCGACATCCTGCAACATCGGATGAGTGGCACGGTCAGAGGTTTCGGCGCGCTCAACGCCGTTGAACCCGGCCATGATGAAATCGAGCGCCTGCCGCTGGATGATGGCATCGCGAATACGGCGCTGGAAGTCCTGGAAGCGCGCCCACAAATCCAGCTTTTTATATTTGAAGTGGAAGTCAAAGTTGACCTGATCGCACTCGTACTTGTTGGACTCCAGCGCGGTAAAGTCGGCTGTTTTACGCTCCTGGCCGCTGTTGGTGTCCGTGGTGCTGGCGATGGTGCCATTGACGCCGACGCCAATTTTTTCACCCTTCAGCTCATCCACCGGCACGATATTAATTTTCTGCAAAAAGGCCGAGGACATCTGCACGGTGTTCATCATGGTTTGCGTGACGGACGGCTCGACGTTGAATTTTTTACTCACGTCGTCCGTGTCGATGCCGTTCAGCTCGGCAACGCGGGACAGGTAGGCATTGAATTTAAAACGGGTTTCCTGACGCATAGTCTTTCCTGTTGGGTTAAATCGGGTTGTCTGACCGGGCAAGCCTGTCGCCCGGCGATAAATTCACGACCGTTTAGCAGTCGGTCAGCAGCTCATCGCCACCGCCACCGGTGGAGAGCTTGCGGCGTGGCTGCGTGGTGCTTTCGGTTTGATCCAGCGACGTTTTTAACTGGCTGAATGCCTGGCTGGTCTGGTCGGCCTTCGTGGTGACGTCCTTTTTCAGGGTCGCAAAGGCGTTTTCCAGCGTGGCAAGACGCTGTTCAGTGGCAGTGAGGTTTTCCTGCACATGCTCACTGACGGTCGTCACGGCCTCATGCACATCCTGAAAACGAGCGTCATCGCTGGCCTGTTTGCGGCTGAAGATCGCTTTCACTTTGTCGCTCAGGGCGGTAAAGACATTTTCCGCCTGGTCTTCAAACTCCAGCTCTGCGAGGGTGGCGACGGAAATCAGGTTGCCCGGCTCGGCTTTGAAGCGGTTGAGGGGGTTAAATTTGGCACCCCGGCAAAATTCGAGGTATTCGGTGCCGAGGCTGGCCGGGTCATCGGTCACCGCCAAGCCAACCAGGTAGCATTTACCGCTATTGGCGAAATTCGGCTGAATTTCCATTGAGGTGTAGACCTTCTGCAATTTTTTATTCATTGCGATCAGATCATCGGTCGGGGTGATTTTGGCGAACAGCGCCAGCTTGCCTTTCAGTACCGAATCGTCGTCAATCTTTTCAGACTTCAGCTCAACCACATCGCCGTAACGGCTGAACGGGCCATCCGGCAGGATGCCTTTCAGGTGTTCGAGGTTAATGCGGCATCCGTAGACGCGGGGGTCAAAGGTCTCGGCCATTTCCTGAATATCCGTCGCGCTGATAACGCGGCCGTCACAGGTATCGCCTTCGACGCCGATGCGAAACCATTTTGAAACTTTTTTTGCCATTGTCAGGAGTCCTGATATCGGGTTAACGGGTCGGGGTTAGTTTCCCGACGTCGCCGCCCACCCGCCATCTGTCCCGGATGGCTTATCCCTCACACAACAGCACCTTAGCGATTCGCATCACCCGTTTCTTTAGCCTTGCCCTGTATCAATCACGGCGAGGCATCCATGACCATCACCACCGACACCACTTTGTTAAACGACCCGCGACGCCAGGCGGCTTTACTGTACTGGCAGGGGTTTTCCGTGCCGCAGATTGCCGAAATGTTGCAGACCAAACGCCCGACGGTGCAGAGCTGGAAACAGCGCGACCAGTGGGACGAAACGGCACCGCTGAACCGGGTCGAAAGCACCTTAGAGGCCAGGCTGATTCAGCTCTACGCAAAGCCCAACCTGACGCCCCACGATTTCAAGGTGGCGGATTTTCTGGCCCGGCAGATGGAGCGCTTTGCACGCATTAATCGCTATGGCCAGACCGGAAATGAGGTTGACCTTAATCCAAAGGTTGCCAACCGCAACAAAGGCGACCGCAAAAAGCCGACAAAGAACTTTTTCAGCGACGAGGCTATCGAGAAACTGGAAGAGATTTTTTTCGCGGAGTCTTTCGAGTATCAGCTCCGCTGGCACCGCGCCGGGCTTGAGCACCGTATTCGCGACATTCTGAAATCGCGCCAGATTGGGGCGACGTTCTACTTTTCCCGCGAGGCGCTGCTGCATGCGCTGAAAACCGGCCATAACCAGATTTTCCTGTCAGCAAGTAAGACGCAGGCGTATGTATTCCGCGAGTACATCATTCAGTTTGCCCGCCGGGTCGATGTCGACCTGACCGGCGACCCGATTGTCATAGGCAACAACGGCGCAAAGCTGATTTTTCTCGGCACCAACTCAAACACCGCGCAGAGCCACAACGGCGACCTGTATGTCGACGAAATTTTCTGGATCCCCAACTTCCAGAAACTGCGCAAAGTGTCGTCGGGCATGGCCTCACAAAGCCACCTGCGCAGCACCTACTTTTCGACACCTTCCACCCTGGCACACGGCGCTTACCCGTTCTGGTCGGGGGAATTATTCAACCGGGGCCGCGCCAGCGCCAGCGAGCGGGTTGACATCGATATCAGTCATGATGCGCTCGCCGCTGGCGTGGCGTGTCCTGACGGTCAGTGGCGGCAGATTGTCACCATTGAGGATGCGCTCGCCGGGGGCTGTACGCTGTTCAATCTGGAGCAACTCAAGCGCGAAAACAGCGTCGACGACTTCCGCAATCTGTTTATGTGCGAGTTCGTTGACGACAAGGCGTCGGTGTTCCCGTTCGAGGATTTGCAACGCTGCATGGTCGACAGTCTGGAAGAGTGGGAAGACTTTGCGCCGTTCGCCGACAACCCGTTCGGCTCCCGCCCGGTCTGGGTGGGATACGACCCTTCGCACAGCGGCGACAGCGCCGGGTGTGTGGTGCTCGCACCGCCGGTTGTCGCCGGGGGCAAGTTTCGCATTCTGGAGCGCCATCAGTGGAAAGGTATGGACTTCGCGACTCAGGCCGAATCCATCCGCCAGCTCACCGAAAAATACAACGTCGAGTACATCGGTATCGATGCGACCGGCCTCGGTATTGGCGTCTTCCAGCTGGTTCGCTCGTTTTATCCCGCCGCCCGCGATATCCGCTACACGCCGGAAATGAAAACCGCAATGGTGCTGAAAGCAAAAGACGTTATCCGCCGTGGCTGTCTCGAATATGACGTCAGCGCCACCGACATCACCACCTCGTTTATGGCAATCCGTAAGACCATGACCAGCAGCGGACGCAGCGCCACCTATGAGGCCAGCCGCACCGAGGAAGCCAGTCACGCGGACGTCGCCTGGGCGACCATGCACGCGCTGTTAAACGAACCGCTTACCGCTGGCAGCGGCCAGGTAACATCATCCATTCTGGAGTTCAACTGATGAGTAAATACAAAGGCCGCAAGCCACAGCCACAAAAGCGTCCGCGCAACATGAAAGACAGCGCGCCCCAAAAAATGGAGGCGTTTACCTTTGGTGAACCGAGCGCCGTGCTCGACCGCCGCGATATTCTGGATTACGTGGAATGCGTCAATAATGGCCGCTGGTTCGAACCGCCGGTCAGCTTTAACGGGCTGGCGAAAAGCCTGCGCGCCGCCGTTCATCACAGCTCGCCGATTTACGTTAAGCGCAACATTCTGGCCTCAACGTTTATTCCGCACCCGCTACTGTCACAACAGGACTTCAGCCGCTTCGCGCTTGATTTTCTGGTGTTTGGCAACGCGTTTTTAGAGCTCCGAAAGAGTGTCACCGGTCGCCCGCTGAAGCTGGAAGCGTCACCGGCTAAATACACGCGGCGTGGTATTGAAGATGATGTCTACTGGTGGGTGCCGTCATTTGACCAGCCGCACCCGTTCGCGCCGGGATCCGTATTCCACCTGCTAGAGCCAGACATCAACCAGGAGCTGTACGGCATGCCGGAATATCTCAGCGCGCTAAACTCCGCCTGGCTGAATGAAGCGGCGACGCTCTTCCGTCGCAAGTATTACCAGAACGGGGCGCATGCGGGTTACATCATGTATGTGACGGACGCCGCGCAAAGCGGTACCGATGTTGAGGCGTTGCGCGATGCGATGCGCAGTTCGAAGGGGCTCGGCAACTTCAAAAATCTGTTTTTCTACGCACCGCACGGAAAACCAGACGGCATTAAAATTGTGCCGCTCAGTGAGGTGGCAACGAAAGACGATTTCTTCAATATCAAAAAAGTCAGCGCCGCCGACCTTCTCGACGCTCACCGCATCCCGTTCCAGCTGATGGGCGGCAAGCCAGAAAACGTCGGTTCGCTCGGCGATATCGAGAAGGTGGCAAAGGTGTTTGTCCGTAACGAGCTCATCCCGCTACAAGACCGGATGCGCGAGGTCAACGCTTGGGCCGGTCAGGAGGTGATCCGGTTCAAAAGTTACACCCTCGACACCGAAAGTGATTGATTTCCGCCGCCTCCGGGCGGCTTTTTCTTACCCCCCCCACGCCTGACCGCCTCAGAAGCCCGCCACGCCCTCAAACACCCCCGCACCACCCACCGACACCCTCGCGAACCTGCGCGGCACAGCGACGCGCTCAGGCTGCGAAAATAAATGCGCAAAAGTACGCTGGCGCGCAGTGCTTTCCCCGCCTCGCCTACCCGCTTTACAGGTCGGTTTTAATGCAGTTGCGTTAATGATATAAAGGCGCGCCATTACTGGCACGCCTTTAAAATTATCAAGCAATATTTCTGATGCATTAACATGCAACTTAATGCACCTGTTGCGTTGACTCTTGAGTTTTTTCACTTTCCGAGACTTTCAGCGTTTTAGAATTAATTAACGCATGGATTCGCTTATCGTTAGGTGAACGTTCGACTAGGTGGTCTAAAAATTCTTGCCATTGGCGTTTAGCCTCAGAAAGAAGGTCGCTCCATGTAAGGGTTTCAAGACCATCCTCTTTAAGTTTTTTAACTTTTTTCAAAAATGCAGGATTTTTCTTGGCTATTTTATCTGCAACTAAATAACCAGTAGCAGTATTAAATCTCGAGCCCGTAGAGCTTTCGAGATGTCCACGAAATGTATCTACATATGTTTCAAACCTGACCAAATGATCTAAATCGATGGTTAACCCAGGCCGCATGAACTCAAGGATGAGCAGATGCTCTCCACTTGCCAGAACTAAATCAACACGGCCATTAAAATCTTCATCCTTATCAAGACCTGAATCTTTTGCTGCCTCAGTGGCTAAGTCGCCAACATTTCGTTCCTTAGCAAAAGTTTCCCACTTAGGTGATATTAACCACGGATTATTTGCAATGTAATCACGCACTGCATTTTCTAATTCACGATTTTTGATTCGTGATTCCAAGCCAATTATTGTATCCAGCTTTGCTTTAACAGACTCTGCTGTATGCAGAGCTTGAATAGTGTTAGCTTCAATAAGCATTGACAGCAACTTTTCACTATCCATATCAGGAACTTCAGCCACTTGCCGGATTAGTTCTTTCAAGCGACCGCCTTCCCACGCCGTAAGAATGGAATTACCTAACTCCTTGAATTGCTCGGCATTAATTTGATTTATACTTGCCAACTTTTTGAGAGCGGTCATTATAACTTTCTTTTCGCTTGGAGCAAGTCTTTCAATTCTCGAGCTAAAGTCAGAAACCTTATCTTCTATGAGCTTCGTTTTTTCTTCAGCCCTTCGGTCTTTCCATATTCTCAATAAATTGCGAATACGAGCCTTCCCCCACTCTTCAAGGGTCGCTAAATGATGATGCCCCCAATTCAACCGTTGACGCTCAGTTGAAATAACATCTTCATCAAACTCATCAAGATAATCAGCCAATACTGCACCAGTCATATATTCTGGTCCATTTTGACTAGGGAGTCCGCCAGTTAAATTAAACATGAAAGGTCTTTGTGATAATTTTCCATGGGAAAATATTGAAATCCCCTGCAACTCCTCTTCCTTTATAGTTTCCTTTAAAAAGAAAACTCTCCATTTTATTTGATGGTCTCCTATCATTTCGGTTCCCCATCCATCCTTATCAATTTCTGTCAGCCCTTCAGGTTTTTCATTTGATTTATAATCCTTAGGGAAAGACATTTCTGATTGAACAAGGAAGTTTTCGGTGGGGATTATTTTCCCATCAACACTTACATAAAAGTTTGCAGCCGCCGCGTTAACAGAGAAACGGCGAGCCATCGATGTTGCAAAAAAATCAGCTGAAATCAATCGTTGTATTTTCAAACCTGTTAATTTAATTGTAGTGCCATGCTTCGGCTTTAATTCGTCATTAGGTTCAAGTCTATCTATAACATCAATACTAAGTTTAGATGTGTTAATATAATCGTCATTCGAAGAGTCGCGAATTTTATCAATATCAAGTACGAATGATGTTTTCTCACCAGTATCTTTGCTGATTGTTGTTACTGTTATAATAGATGCAATACCAAAACCTGCAAATTTCCCAATCCCCTTTCGCCCCATTAATGGCCTTTTTAAATCACGAGAAAGAGTTTTTGCATTGTTTTTACGCTTATCATACCCGACTGTCAGGAATTTATTCTGACATTCATCTTGAGTCATTCCAATACCATTATCTTGAATGGTAATGGAGAAATCATCATGTGTAGGGAGCGTGATTTTAACTTCGGTAGCATCAGCATCCCATGAGTTAGAAACCATTTCTGCAATAGCAGCAGTCGGGCTTTGATACATTTGTATACCCAAATGATCAATTATTCTTCCATGGAAATTTAAAAATAAAGAGTTTTCCATTCTATTATCCTAATTCATTAAGGTGCTTTTTTATTACTTCTGCATGACGCTTGATAAACTCAGGAGGTAGCGCATTGCCAATCATAAGAGCAGCTCTATCTTTGCCGTACTTGATTGGGAAGTAATAGTTTTTGGGAAAAGTTTGTAATAGAGCCGCTTCTCGCAAAGTGATCGCTCTATCTTGTACAGGGTGAAGGAACCGTCCTTTCGATGGATTGGTGCAGCCGCTTGTTATTGTCGGAGATACCGCATCCCATTTCATACGGCCATAAACATCCTTAAATCCGTTTGGGTATTTTTTATGACAAGGTAGCCAGTATTCATATGGCAAGTCAGCACGACTACCGCCATCTTTAGGTATCAGCCTTATTATTTTCATGACTTTCTCAGTTCGGTTTTCTTTAATATTATGTAAAAAGTCATTACTATGCTGTGGTAATGGCAAATCTCCAATCGCATCCTTAACAGTTACCTTCACACTGTTTTTTTTTGCTCTTGGTAGATACCCTAATCTTGAAGCTAACATTACCATACGTCGCCTTCTTTGCGGAACACCAAAGTAAGAAGCATCTTCAATCGCAACTGAATTAGAATCTATGAAATATCCTAATTGCTTCAGTTCATCGCAAAATATTTTTATACGGTAATCTTTGGCTAAAGCTGGAACATTTTCCAACATCACCACTTTAGGAAGGAAACATTTAACAAAATCCAAAAACGAAAATATCAAATCATTCCGGTCATCGTTGACAGAAGAGTTTTTATTTCTCGTTCTTAAGCTTGAAAAACCCTGACATGGTGGACATCCTGCGAGCAATTCAAGCTGACCTTGCTTGAGACCAAGTTCACTCATGATTTTTACCGGAGATAATTCTCTTATATCTCCAGTACGCAATGAAACATCAGGATGATTCTGCATATAGGTTTCAGAAACAATAGGCTCCTTTTCGACAGCCGACACAACGTCAAAGCCAGCCATCTTAAGACCAACCGTCAAGCCACCTGCGCCGCAGAAGAGATCTATCGCTTTCATAAAGTCCTTATCAAATCTAAACCAAACTGTAACTTTGAAAAATATAGGATGAGTATAAATGAGTCACCATGTCGCGGCAAAAGTATCTTTGTGGAAGCTGGCTCAGGTGTGAACTGAGCGCCAAAGATGACAGCTTTTGATGTAGCAGGTCCGATAGTACCGAGCTTTGAATATGTAACCCTGACACGTTGATATCCCTGTGCATATAAACCCCATACAAAACAACCCCATGCTATCAAACATAGGGTTGAAAGTTGCACATTTTTCAGGGATTAACGCCAGCTTTCATCTTCCCATACTTCCTGAAGGATACTATCCAACGCTTCGCGGTCTGAGTCTTTATCGAACCCCATCAGCTCAACACCTGTCATGGATCCCTTTCTAACTGTAACGCGCGTTGACGGAAAAGCAGACTGTATTCGCCTTGTCAATTCGCATTGAAAAGCATCAATAACCGGCTGGCCAATTTTTTGGTCTTTATCCAACGTAATGTTTACCCTCACTTCACCACCTCTTTTTAATCGTTCTTTAGCGGGCGTCGCGGAGAAAACAACCGAAAAGGAGTTGTTTTTCAATAAGTTCCCTCTGGCTATCTCCGCAATTAAATTCAATGCGATTTCGCGGTCCCTTTCCTTACAAGTACCCTCTGCCGTCAGACGCGCAATCATTTCGACCCGCTCAATCATAACGTGCTCGTTTAACTCTCTATCCACATAACCTCCGATACGTGATGTCGCGGTAGGGATACCCGTTACCGGATACCCCCCGCACAGATCCCGGCGTGCGCGATTTACGCACCGGGCTCCTGCCTCGGGTGTCTGGCGGTGAACCGCTCCACAGGCCATGGATGAAGAACCCGAACCCTTGGTAGCCATGCGGCTGCCAGTTTGTTTGCTTTCGTCCAGGTCGTATCATCCTTCTGGCTCCTGCGCCTGAGCGCCCGGCGCCAGAGGTTTGTTACGTGTGTCCTGAACTTCTGCATGGTGGGGAAGTTGCCCGGTACCGAGTGATAGTTCAGGTATCCCTGAACCACTCTCCTGAGCCATTTTCCCTGTTCGGGGATTGAGTAATGCCAGCGCCTTCGCAGACCGTCTTTGATGGCTTTCAGAGTTGCCGTCATCCGATCCCGGCGGGTCTTTCGTATCAGCATGAACCTGCCGTTGCGATCTTTCCCGCTGATGTGCGTGAACCCGAGGAAGTTGAACGTTTCTGGTTTGCCTTTTCCCCTGATGGCACGGTTTTCGGCAGCGAAGCGGCCGAACTCCATCAGACGGGTTTTCTCCGGGTGAACCGTGAGTCCGAACTCCCTCAGTCTGCGCTGCATGGCTATACGGAAGCGCCGGGCATCGTATCGTTTGTCGAACCCGATGACGATGTCATCGGCGTATCTGACCATTACCACATTGCCTGTGGCATAGCGACGTCGCCACTGATGCGCCCACAGATCGAAGACGTAGTGGAGGTATATGTTTGCCAGCAGCGGTGAGATGACCGCACCCTGTGGGGTGCCTTCCTCCGTTGCTCGCCATTGACCCTCCTCCGACGTCCCGGCTGTGAGCCACTTACGTATGAGCCTGATTACCCTCCGGTCGCCGATCCGATGCTCTGTGAACCTGATCAGCCATTCGTGGCTCACCCTGTCGAAGAACTGACTGATGTCGGCATCCAGTACCCAGTTTACGTTAGTGCGTACCAGCCCTGTGGCCAGTGCGTCCAGTGCATCGTGCTGGCTTCGCCCGGGTCTGAACCCGTATGAGAACCCCATAAAGTCGTTTTCATAGACTGCGTTCAGGATTTTCACCAGCGCATACTGGACGATCTTGTCCTCCAGCGAGGCGATGCCGAGCGGGCGTTGTTTTCCATCCGCTTTTGGGATGTAGTGACGCCTGCCGGGCTGCGCCCTGTAGCTGCCCTGATGTAGCCTCCGGTGCAGATCTGTTATGTTGTTCTTCATGTTTCCGGCGTAGTCCATCCACCTGATGCCATCCACTCCGGCGGCCGCTTTCCTGCTCAGGGAGAGGAATGCGGCTTCCAGTGCTTCGACTGTCAGCAGGTGGAACAATGCTGTAAACCGTTCTTTCTTCCGCTGCTTCGCAGCTTCCCGCACGCGTGACAGCCTCTGTGACATGCTTTCCCGGCTCTGTGTCCGGCGCATGTGTGGCTGTTCCGCGTTCCCCTTGGCCCCGCTCCTTCGCTCCACTGACTCCGCTCCTTTCGGGTTGTTCGCCTGCTTCGCCGCTACTATGAGCGAGTCCGACTTCTCCTCTCCGTACATCACCGGCTATGACTCCTCGTCTTCCCGGTGCGGGCCATCTCCGACACTGGCAGATGGTCAGAGGGGAGATCTCCCGGTTCCCGCGTAGAGATCGTATTGACATGCCAGGGTCTCAGACCCCGCCGGGTCCATGTGGCACTCGCAGTATCGCACCCTATGATGTTGCCTTCCGTTAACAGTACAACGTCGGCACCCGGTAATTTAATATACATTTCGTGGCTCAATGGCTGGCCTGTCAACACCCCTGTCAACGCTTCGCCCCATACCTCGCGGTATGCAACGCATGACTCGGGGACCTTGTGGATTGCTGGTCCTTCAATGGTCGGGGACTTTCACCCCTTGATCTCTACCGGTCTCCCGGCGCACGCTGTATAAACATACAGTATCACGTATCGGTAAAATGTGTGAAGAAAAAAATGACGGGAAATACACTGTATGTACATGATATGGATGAATATTAATGATTACATTTCGTTGCTAGTTCAGCTATAGCCGCAACACGATTAAGGATTTTCCTGGCTTTGGCCTCATGTGAGGGCGCTGCGGAAAATATTTCTCCTCTTGCTGTCGCGTGAAGCCATTTGCCCTCAAAACAGCTTTTACTACCCGCCATCAGGTGCAGTGCTTCGCCCCGGCTGATTGTGTTGCCGGTTGTCAGATGTATCTCGTCTATGGTTTTCGCTATTGCTGCGTTTTGCTCATCCGTTCCGTGGATGAATTTTCGCCGTGTTGCTGGCTTTTTCTTCCTGAGTCGGTTGGTCAGCTCTCGTTTTTCACGCCGACTCAATGGTTTTGTTAAATCCAGTGCCGGTGGTTCGCTTTCGCTCCCCGTACAGTTATTGACAGAACTCCGAGAGGGCGCAGGCGCGCCCTTAACGTCAACGGCCAAATCAACGGCACGCTTCGGCACAATTTTCCACTGCGTTAGCCGGGTTAAAATCGGGGTACCAGCACCGACAGCAGAATCGTACACGCCACGGATGCAGACGGTTTCCTCACCATACTGGTTAAACTCGGCGCGCGGTTCATACAGCGTGCGTACCTGCAAATCATCGCGACGGACAAACGGGCCACCCTGCGCATTAACGTAACCAGCCCAGTCACCGGCGTCAGCGGCATCATGGACGGCGGCAAATTCAACGCTCAGACCGAGCGCAGTCTCGGTATCGGCGAGACGACGCAATTCACGGTAGACCGTCACCGGCGCACCGCCGATAAACTGGAATTGACGGATGTGCCAGCGCGCCGCCCATGCTGATACAGCGGGCGCTGTCTCTTTCAGCAGCTCACCGCTTTCGTCATCGGTTTCACCATCGAGAGCATAACCGTCGATATTTTTCGAAATGTATTTAGCAACATAGCCGGTAGCGCTGCCCTTTTCCGGGTCAATGGCCTCGGCATGAAAGCGCGCTTTTTTGGCTTTATCGCTTCTCAGTTCGTGGTGGTCTTCCTCCCACGCATAATCACGGATGATAAGGCGCACGCGCTCGACGTCCTCCGGCAACATGAACATCAGCATGTGCCAGTGCGGCGTTCCGTCGTGATGAGGCTCGGCAACACGGATGCCGAAAATGCGTATTTCTTCCCGGTGCAGCTTGGCTCGTATGCGCGCCCAAAGGCCAGTTAGATAGCTCTGAGTGTCCGATGGGCTGGCACCATTCCATTTGCTGTTACGGTATCCCGCTTTAGTCGTGGCGTGATATTTAGACGGTGCAGTCAGGGTGTAAAACTCCCCGACATAACCGAGCTCATTGCAGATATTTTCAAACCCACGGATGCGGGTCATCAGTTCGCAGCGGCGTATCGCAGGGTTAGCGACCGAACCGTCGTATTTTTCAATCAGGCTGATGCGGTTGCCGTCTTCGTCTTCGAGATCCAGCCCCTTGAGAAACTCACGCGTGCGGCGCTTCTGCTCGCGCCAGTCTGTCACGCAGTTTTTACTCGCGTAGGCGTGCTTTTTCTTGCTGACGTTGCCGACTGCAATTTGTAGATGTTCGCGCCATGCCGATGCGACACGACGCAGACGATTACGCCACCATGACTCAGTAAACATACGGATTACTGCTGGGGCGATATCATCTTTGTTGAAGTATTTATTTGCCACGCGCTCCCAATGGGGAGGAGTGACATTGAATTGCAGAGAAATAAAACCAGCGTGCATGTACCAGGTGTATAGCGTTTTGAGCTCACCAAAACCTGAATCATCAATATTTGCCAGCTCAGAACGAATGAAATTAGCAATGTCACCGGCCAGTAGGTCAACATCGGCTCGCGACATATCAGGAAGGCGGTTATATCTGGCGACCAGATTAACCATACGTGACGCCAGATATTGCATGAGTCGGGTGTCAAAATGACCACCGAAAACGGCAGTTGAGACATTACTGTTGATACCCGCGCTCTCGTATTTTTTTGCGACCAGTTCAAGACGTGGCAATGCCTTTTTACAGAAGCTGATTAAAAAAGCATTGGCTCGTTGACTGCCCTGATTTTGCTCCAGCACCGTAGCGGTACGATATACGTCAAAACGCACGCACTCAGGCTGGAGAGAAAGCACTTTTCGCGCATGCAGCAAAGCCGCGAACATACGGTCGCGGCGATGCTGTTGGTCATAGGTAAGATATGGGCTGGCTATTGCCGACCGTGGAGCATTCCACGGATAAGCATAAGCAACCGTAGAGCTATGCATCAACGCTAGCCCCTTGAATGGCTGCTATGCATAGTTGCCCTACCCGCTTAATTTCTTCCGCCATAGCGTCAATGGCAGTAATATCCGAGCCATGAATCTGATGGTGTATCAGGCCGGAAATAAGCTGGTTAATCTTCGGATAATAGCCGATAGTGTCGAGCCATTCTTCACCAGCTTTATTTCCTGACTTAACTACTTTCTTTTCATTCAGGATGAATTGATATTGGTCGCTGGTAATAACCCATTTGTCGCCGACTTCGATGCGAATACCCATTTATACCCCCCGGTAATGTTTGGATTTGAGCTCGGCGATTTGCTGGCAGGTTACACAAAAGGCCACTCCCGGAATCGCAATGCGGCGAGCTTCCGGGATTGGTGTGTCACATACCTCGCAGGTAAAACGAGAAGGAGCAGCGATACGGCTGCGCGCGTTGTTGATAAGGCGCTCACGTTCTGCCTGTTCACGCTGTTGTGCGATATCCATTGCATCGGCCATTAGTGCAGCTCCTGAGATTCGTTTTCGTAGCGGGTGGCTTCACGGCGCAGCAGTTCAGCCGCTTCTATGGCGCTCATACCTTTGTTAGCGATATGGGTTGCCAGTGCCTCAAGGCGGATAGATACAGCCAGTGCGCGCCCTTTGCGCTCTTCAGATTTTGCCTCTTCCAGCAATACGGCCAGCGCCTCTTTATCGACTTTGAATTGACGGGGTTCGATATTTTGCATTGTGCTTTCTCCTGAATTCGGGCAATGGGAAGCCCGACGGGTTGACGTCAGTTAATGAAATTTGTGTATTAATTCGGCATTGTAAGCCGCTTTGGAAATAAGCTCACCACTGCGCGAAAATGATTCATCGCCGTAATAAGCGCTTTTTTCTCGTCAGTAGTCAGCTCACTTAATTGGAGCTCATGACGAGCCGCCGGTATTTTTGCCAGAAAGAAAATAGCGGCCAGCGCCCGATTATTTTCTTCAAATTGTGGATCACGTTTATCGCGCATATCATCGACAAAACGTTCTACCTCTTTCCAGCAATCGCCCCAATATCTAGCGCGCAATTGAGCCACATGATTGAGGCCAGCCAGACGTTCACCCGCTTTTAGCGGAACAGTCGCGGAAACAGCTTCGATAGCCATGATTCCCCCTGTTTTTGTGTAGAGAGGTCAGCCAGTAAATCAGCCTGTGATCGGCTCGGGTGCCAGCGCTTACCGTCTTTACCTGCGATCCAGCCGTGGCCGTAGTGCATGCCTGGGCTTTGCTTTTTAAGCAGGGATGCAAATGACGGTTCAGTATTCAACATAAGCACCTCACATCAGACCGAATGAGGCACCTAGGCCGCTCATGGTGTCGACAACGCTTGTCATAGCTGGATTAGCCTGTAGACGCGCATGCAGCGCCAGCGCCGACAACGACAACATGCGAATGCCAGCATTAACGCTTTCAATCATGTTGTGCTTACGGGCAGAGGTCAGATGTTCATCAGATACCGCACCGCTCGCCAGTTCGCCGAGTTCACGCATTGCTCGCATGACATAAGACTGCAATTTGTCTTTAGCAAGCTCATTAACCGGCACGCATGGCAGGCAATGAATCTGCGCCAAAAAACCATCAACGAGGGTTGAGTCTTCGGTCAGGTCAGTCAGTAGCCACAATTCAGGCGGCGTAAACTGGTGAGGCTGTTCCGGGTTGAGCTTGTTACGTAACGTTTGAACGTTCATACCCGCACGCTCGGCCAGCTTCGCCATGTTATGACGCTGCGCGAAAGCGCGGCACGCTTCGTCATAGTGCGGATGTTTGGAAATCTGAAAATCAAACATGTTTCATCCTTATAATTCACATAAAGTGAATTAAGCACCTATGACAAGTTGAAATCGGGAGTGGCCCAATACCTTACGCAACTGCTCTTCTTTCCATCGTGCGTAATAAATGCGAACAGGGCCGCCAGCCTTTTTGCAGCCTTTACGGATTTTGCGAGGTTCGATTGGTACACATGGATTATCTCCAGTTGTCCAACGGTAAGCGGTACGCTCTGAAACCCCCTCAAGCTCTGCGAACTGCTGCAGAGAAACCACAGGGGCTGGGATTTTGAAGATTGCGATTTCGGAAGCCATGCTGCATCATTCCCTCTTTGCCAATATTTGCCATATGGTTGCCAACGTTTGCCAATGTTTGCCACCAATTGCCACCAACAATCGAATCCTAATGCGATTTTTCGCATTGGTCAACATGAGAATGCCATTTATGGATTTTGAAAGCCAAATTTCAAACGAGGAAGTATTAGATAGAATTTGTCAGGTCTACGGGTTCACACAAAAAATTCAGCTCGCAAACCATTTCAATATCGCAGCCAGCACGCTACAAAACCGCTATACGCGTGGTAACGTCTCCTATGACTTCGCCGCATTCTGCGCCCTTGAGACTGGCGTCAATATCCAATGGATCCTGACGGGAACGGGACCGAAAAAATCTGATGAAAACTCAAAATCGTCTTACGAGCTCCAGTCATTCACATTAAGTGAAGGTAGACTCACTGAAACTGGAGTTTTGAATATCGACCCTGAGCTTTTCGAAAAACCTTTGAAAAGTGCCATCAGTGTTAGAAGCGAAAGCAAAAGCTACTTCGCTGAGAAAGATGCGCCTCTGGCTGACGGACTCTGGATTGTTGATGTTGAGGGTGCAATCAGCCTCCGTGAATTAACGGTTCTACCCGGTAAAAGGTTGCATGTGGCTGGCGGCAAAGTACCGTTCGAATGTGGGATTGATGAGATAAAAACGATTGGCCGTGTAGTAGGTGTATACAGCGAGGTTAATTGATGACTGTCCGTAAAAATCCGGCTGGCGGCTGGATTTGTGAGCTCTACCCAAACGGTGCAAAAGGCAAACGTATCAGAAAGAAATTCGCCACTAAAGGTGAGGCACTGGCATTTGAACAGTACACCATTCAAAACCCGTGGCAGGAAGAACAGGAAGACAGGCGTACGTTAAAAGAACTGGTTGATTCATGGTATAGCGCTCATGGCATTACGCTGAAAGACGGCTTGAAACGTCAGTTAGCCATGCACCATGCTTTTGATTGTATGGGCGAACCACTCGCACGCGATTTCGATGCGCAGATGTTTTCCCGCTATCGAGAAAAACGGTTAAAAGGTGAGTATGCCCGTTCAAACAGGGTGAAAGAGGTATCGCCTCGCACGCTTAATCTTGAGCTGGCCTACTTCCGGGCGGTATTCAATGAGCTAAATCGCCTCGGAGAATGGAAGGGTGAGAACCCGCTGAAAAATATGCGCCCATTCCGCACAGAAGAAATGGAAATGGCCTGGCTAACTCACGACCAGATTTCGCAACTGCTCGGAGAGTGTAAAAGGCATGACCACCCTGATTTAGAACCCGTGGTAAGAATCTGTCTCGCCACTGGTGCACGGTGGTCTGAGGCTGAGAGTCTGAGAAAAAGCCAGCTCGCGAAATACAAAATCACGTACACCAACACGAAAGGCAGAAAAAACCGCACCGTCCCAATCAGCAAAGAACTCTATGAGTCTCTGCCTGAGAATAAAAAAGGCCGGTTGTTTAGTGATTGTTATGGCGCGTTCCGGTCAGCTCTGGAAAGAACAGGCATCGAACTACCGGCAGGACAGCTTACCCACGTTTTGCGCCACACCTTCGCCAGCCACTTTATGATGAATGGTGGTAATATTTTGGTCTTGCAGCGCGTACTCGGCCATACCGACATAAAAATGACGATGCGATATGCTCACTTTGCCCCTGACCATTTAGAGGATGCCGTTAAACTCAATCCACTGGCGACGAGTGGCGATAAAATGGCGGTGTAAATGGCAAACATTGGCAAATGCTGGCAAATATTGGCAAACTAAGTCAATGTTTAATAACGCAAACTATTGATTTTCGGTTGTTCCGGTAGGAACTCATAATCGCTTGGTCGTTGGTTCAAACCCAACAGGGGCCACCAAATTTTAGATTTAAAATCATATAATTAAGCCACTCGAAAGAGTGGCTTTTTTGTTCCTGAATTTTAAAATGGCACCACAAACCGCTGAGCAGCGCGCAAGGCTTAGCGTGTTGTCGCTATCCCATTAAGAGGATAAAAAGTCCGTTATAACGCAGGGAAAATTTGCGCTTACGCTAAAACAGATAGCATTCTGCCTTAGCAAAATATTGCTCAGAGCATCTCGGGCAGCCCATAACCGCCGTACTCCTGTTGACTTCTGTCTAACTACGCAACGTAGTCTTAAAATATCTTTCATTCCTGCAATGCTGGAATTCATACTACTCACGATAAATGTAACAACACAGGTCAATTTCCGAAAAATAACCATAGCCTGCGCCAGCTGATCGAAATCAACGCGTTCCTCCCCCCGCTCTTATATATAACCCGCTGACTTACAAAAAGGATGAAATGATGAAAATACGGGATATATCAATCAGTACCTGTCTGGCACTGTTATTAATGGGTTGCGTAGCTAAACCATCCATGACGACGGAAAATGAAAGAGGCCGCCGCGTTTGCTTTTAATGTCGATGCTTCGCAGGTGACAATTTCCGATGCGAGGCAGCAGGATGTGAAAACCAACTTTATGGTCACCATCGGCAAAACCAGCCATCGCTGCTATGTGACGAAGGCCGCCGAGCCGAAGCTTTACGGGCTGATCCCGCTGGGCGGCGGTAGCACCGTCTCAGATGCCATCTGCGCCGGCGCCAACCCGACGCTAGCGAGCAAAACCTGCGACGCCCTGTCGCAAAAAGCGGGCCGCTGCTGAGCCTTTGCGCAGAAGAAGGCCGCTAACTGCGCATTTAGTCACTTTTTCTGCCGTTTTACCGCGGTCGCTTAGTTCAGCGACCGCACCTGCTGATAAGAATTGAGCCGTTCCCGCAGCGAGGTGAGCCAGACATCCGGCTCCTGACGGCAGATTTCGGTGAGGATCGGCGTCAGCACCAGCTCGGCTTCATGGAAGTCGGTCCACTCCGGCGGCTCCAGTGAAAAAGGATCGTTCATCAGCCAAATCACCATCGGCGTCCAGGCGCGCGGATCCAGTTGCAGATAATCCTGACAGCGCATCATATCTCGGGTCCGCGCCTCATCGGGGACGACATCCTTTCCCACCGCGGCGCTACTCATTGCCAGTACTGTTATTCCTGCCAGCAGATGTTTCCAAACCCATTTTCGCCAGAAGGCGCGTTTTTCTTTCGCCAT